CTACCTGTTTCAAATATACGTTTTTTAATAGAAAAAAACTAACGAAATAATTTCAGTGAAACAATTTCGTTAGTTTTATTTATTCATTTTAGTTATTATGAAGAAATGATATTGATTTTAGGAGTAATTAAAATGCTTGGTTCAATAACAGATCATAATGGCGTAGAGTTGGAAAATAGAATAGAGAAGAAAGAAAACCCTGATCTTAACGGTAAGTGGATTGAAGTTTTTGAAGGTGGAGTTCAGACGGACTCTGAAGGTAGAACTGATGTATTTAGTGAAGATAAACTTGATTATACAGTCAAAAGTTATAATCCTACTCACCATGAAGCCCCTCTCTGTTTGGGGCATCCTCCTGAACATAATTCACCTGCTTATGGATGGGTTGAGGCAATAAAAAGAACCGGTAATAAACTTCTTGCAAAATTCAAGCAAGTTCCTCCTGAAATTTCAAACGCTATTCACTCGGGTTTCTGGAAAAAGAGATCTATTTCTTTCTATCCAGATGGTAGGTTAAGGCACGTTGGTTTTTTAGGTGCTCAACCTCCGGCAGTAAAAGGATTGGCAGATATAAAATTCAAAGAGAAGGAGGAAAAATATGTGACTTTTTCACAGCCTAACAATATAGCGAAAACTATATCCGAAGATCCACCGAATGATTTTAGCAGAATGGATAATCTTAATCCTGCTTTATCTGAGGTAGATACCTTAAAGGTGGATAAACCGGATAAGGTTATAAAGGAGAATAAAGACTTATGGCCTGAAAATACTGATAATCTTTCCGAAACCCCCGGAGAGATAAGACATAAAATCCGTTCTCCTGATATGTTCGATATAATGACCCGTATGGTGGAACTTAAAAGCGATCCTGGTATTTTAATTCACCTGGGTAAATTACCGGGAGATGATACAGAAACCTCTCACGCTGTAACTTTTGTAAAGGAAAAGGGATGGACAATGGATAAAGCTAAACAATGGATGAACGATCATAAGAATAAATATCCCCTTCATGGTAATGCCGCTAATTTCGCAGAAACATTAAGTCATACTGAAACTCATTGTGCAGATATTAAAAAATATTGCGATACAATAAATAATACCTGTAATAATTCAAGAATGAGCAAAGAGGATATTTCTACTATAGAAACCTGCTGTGCAACTATTACTCAGTATTGTGACCTGATGGGTAGTATGGGGATTGCTAAATGCTGTGACATAATCAGGGATAGCAGTAAGGCAATTCGTTCCCTGTGTAACGATTACCCGGATAGCAATATCATTAAAAGTTGCTGTGAGGCAATAGATAAGAGTTGCGATAAGTTACGGGGTAATGATTATTATTTCAATGAAGAAATTAAACCGGCTGAAGAAGCCGAAAAAGATATAAGTCCTGAAAAGGACTATAAGGAGGTTAAAGGTATGAAAAAAAAGAAAGTGGAGGGAGAAACCCCGGAAGAGGAAACCACTGAACCCCCGGAGGAAGAAACCACTGAAGAAGTTTCCAATGGAAAAAAGAAAGAGAACTCCGGTTATAAATCTAAAAAAGGAAAAGCCTTTTCTGAATACTCTGAAGAAGAAATAGCAGAACTTGAACAGAAGGCTTCAAGAATAACTTTCCTTGAGCAGAAGGCAGAAGAGGAAAAAAAGGCCAGGGAATTTGCAGAGGCCGAACTAAAGAAAATTGCCACTGAAAAAAAATTAGCAGAATATAAGTCTTTCTGTGAAAAGGAACTCGGTGATAAACTTCTTCCTGCTGATCATTCTGATGTAATTGATCTTCTGGATTTCTGTGAAACTCACGGAAGTTATAACTTTGCTGAAGGTGGAGAACAGAAAACAGTCGAGAAGTTTAAATCCCTTTTGAAGAAATATATCCCGGAACATAAACTTTTCACTGAAGTAGCTATAAATAAAATAGCCAATCAGCAACTTTCCCCGATAAAAGGGAAAAACACTAAAGTCCGTCAGTTTGCAGAAGTTAAAAACATGACTGTAGACAGGGAACAGGAAATTGATGATCAGAGAACCCGTCAGTATATGCAACAGCATCCTGGAGTAAAATACGAACAGGCTTTTAAAGCCATAAAGGAGGTATAAATTAATGAGCATACTTGATGGAAGTGTTGGCGGTTCTACGGCAACAATAAATGACTATTCAAGACTTGATAATGTAAGAGGAACTATTTTGCCGGTAATAACAGAATTGACTATGGGGCATAGAGTAGCGGCCTTTAATGGTCAGCATATATTTCCCGTAGTAACTATTCCAAAGATGAAAGCAACTATACCCAAGTTCGGGAAAGAGGCTTTCAAAAGATATGAAACCCTGAGAGGTATGGGTGGAGATAGTAATGTCCTCGTAAGAGATAAAAGAGATACCATACAGGTAGCTACAGAGGAACACGATGCCGCTTATCCTATAGATTACCTCGAAGCACAGGAGGCAAACTTTAATTTGCAGAAATGGGCGGCCTTCAGAGCCAAAAGGGCAGTTGAATTAGAGATGGAGATGCAGATTGCTGAAATAGTTCAGAACCTGGCAAACTATTCTTCAACAAATAAAATAACTCTTGGTTCTGGACAGAATCCTGCCAAGTGGTCTGATTATATAACTGCCCCAACCTCATATACCTCTGACCCACAGAATGATGTAGAGGTCGCTAAAGAAGCAGTTGCCGCCGCCGTAGGTATTGAACCAAACTGCATGTTTATGGGCCTTAATGTTTTTAAACAATCAAGAAGGCATCCAATCTTTAAAGATATAGTGAAATATACTCAGAAAGGCGTTATTAGCCTTGATCTTATGGCAGAATTTTTCGATATTCCAAATATTTATCTTGGTGCAAGTCGATACGTAAACCCGGATAATAACGAAGTATTCGATAAGATATGGGGTAATGTGGTTATAGTATATTATCAGGCAGAAAAATTCGTCAGACCGGCTAAAGAGGTTTATGCCCCTGAAGGAATTCAGGAACTCTTCGATGTAGAAGAACCCTCTTTCGGGTTTACCGTAAGACGTGAAGGTAATCCTTATGTGTTTGAGGAACAGAAATCAGCTAAAGTTCGCCATATCAATTATACTGACAACTTCAAAGCTTATATGACCTGGCCCGATGCCGGTTATATAATCAATGATGCTGTATAAGGAGGAATAAAGCATATGAGTAAGATAGCAAGTGGACAGCCCGGAGTAGTGGGTAATTTAATTGCCGCCGCCGACTTGGATCAAGAAATCTTCGTAGGTTTTGATGGTAATGTATGTGCCGCAGGGGCAAAAGCCGCAGGTATTTCTATGGCAAGATACAACGAAGCTGAAGTGGCCGCCATAGTGAAAACAGGATCATGGCCTGTTCAGGTTGGAGGCACAATTTCAGCCGCAGGAGTAGCTATAGCATCAGATGAAGATGGTTATGCTGTTGAAGCAGACACACCTGCTGGTACTACTGAAATAACCGGTGCAGACCTGATTGAAATAAATGGATATGCAAGTGGAGTAGACCCTTCAGCATATCCGATAACAAGCGGAACTGTTCTTGTGGATTTTAAATAAGGAATAGGTGAATTATGGGTACTTACTGCACTCTTGAAGAAATGATAACAGTAGTACCGGAACAGACCATAATCGAACTGTCAGACGATAGTGGCGAGGCAATAACTCACGATGAGGATAATGTAAATGCCGCTATCGAGCAGGCAGGAGATGATATAGATGGTTACTTAAGAGGGAGTTACGAACTCCCTCTAACTACGATCCCGGCTACTATTAAAAACATAGCATTGGATTTGGCAGTTTATAACCTCTGGACTCGTAGACCTGAAAGAGATGTGCCAGAAGTTATACTGAGAAAATATCGTGATGCTCTGGCAAAATTAAAGGATATTCAGAGAGGGGTTTTTACTCTGGATATTGCATTACTAAATGAAGATGCTATAAATAGTTCACTTGGAGTAACAAATAAAACAAGATATAGTCGAATATTTAATCATAGAAAGATGCGACATGAGTACGGATATAGCAATTCTGAATATAGAAGAGGCAATTATTTCTAGACTTCATGAGAAGTTACCTGAAGTCAAAATAATTGGTTTTCCTGATAACCCTGATAAATACACCTGGACAAATGCCACAGGTGAGATTCTTGTAAATTTTCAAGGGGCAGGATTTTCAGATCCTATTGACCCTATGCAACCAATACAGATAGAGGAAGATGAATTTCTTCTTAATATCTCTATTAAGGGGCTGAGGACTCATTCAGGGGCTTATTCTTATATTGAAAGAGTAAGGCGTGCATTAACCGGTTACAGCATACCGGGTCAACCTTCTTCCTGTTTACCCTTAAGGCCAAAAAATATAAGATTTAGAAATCAACGGGCAGGTATATGGACTTATGGCTTTTTATTTAAATTGAAAAGGAAAGTCTGTTTCGAC